TCTCCACCCCGACCCATTCCATGATCTGGCCAGATCATGGAATGGGTCGGGGTGGAGAGTGTAGCGAAAAACTTCCTTCCCCAAGAGGTGAGAAGACAAATCCCTGAAAGTGCCGGTTCTTCCATGGCACTGGACAGCCCATCAGCCTTTCTGGCCCCACAGGCAGAAGAACTGGTTGACCTCTATACCCATGTCGCCTTGAATGAAGAAGGTCGCTACACGGTTTATCAGGAGGTTGACGGGGTTATTCTGGCTGGCACCGAAGGTGAATTTACACCAGAGGAATTACCGTTTCTGGTGCTGCGCTACAACAAGATTGATGGCGAGAGTTACGGGCGCGGGCTGATTGAGGAATATTTAGGTGATCTTATTCATCTGGAAACACTCTCTCAGTCGATGCGCGAATTTGTCTCTATCGCCTCACGCATCATTCCGATCATCTCACCCAATGGCACGATGCGGGCCAAGGATTTGGTTCAAGCCCAAAATGGCGAACCGATTGTTGGCAACAGGGACGATCTCTCCTTTGCGCAGATCGAACGCTACAATGATTTCCGTGTTGCCAAGGAGATGCTGGACAGGTTGGAGCAGTCATTAAGCTTTGCCTTTTTGATGAACACCGCCATTCAGCGCAATGGTGAACGGGTGACGGCGGAGGAAATCCGCTACATGGCACGGGAGCTAGAGGACACGTTGGGCGGCACTTACTCGCTGTTGTCTGTTGATCTACAGCTTCCGCTTGCACGGGTGCAGATCGCCAATCTGGAAGCCATAGGTGCCTTGCCGGAATTGCCCAAGAACATGACACAGCCCAAGGTTGTTACCGGTATGGACGCATTGGGGCGCGGCAATGATCTGTCGAACCTGATGCAGTTTTTGGAAATCGTCCAACAGTCGCCCGCCGGTCAAAGTCTCAAATGGGACCAGATCGCGCTGCGGTTGGCTAATGGGCTGAATATTGAGACGGACGGGTTACTGATGACACCGGAAGAAATTGCGGCGCAGCAAGAGCAGATGATGGCGCAGCAAATGATGGAGACATTAGGCCCCAATGCCGTGAACCAGTTAGGGGGCATGGCTCAACAGCAAATGAAACAAGAAGGAGCAGTAGAATAAACATGACGAATAATTTTAAAGAACTCAAACTTTCTTTTGATGCTGAATGTAAGATTGCCAAACAGATGGTGTCAGGCGCGACATCAAATAGAAGTGCATATCCTGTAGCCTGTGTAATCGTCAAATTACTACAGGGGTATACAGCCCGCGACATTACCGGCATTTTAAGAGAGGTAGATAGTATATTAGACGCTTTGAAAGGGGACACCGTTTTGGACACTGATAAAGTTTATCAGACTAAAGTGTATGATTAATCCTCATACTAACAATAGGTGAAAACCAAATCAAGAACCATGAAAGGATTATAAATGTCAAAAACAAATAAAAACAATTCTCAAACGGAAAAAGGAGAAAATGGAACTATGGCTGATTTGAATGTAGGAAAACCGACAGCAGCGGAGCAGCAGGATAGGCTCGACACGCTCATTGAGACGGAAACTTCAACACAAGGCACGCAGGTGAGCGAGCGTGACGGGGGTAAATACCTTGTTCGCACGATCAACGGCTTGACCATTGAGACGCGGGTGCATTGATCATGGTGGATACAGTTACGATTACCACGCCGCCAACTGGTCCAGAAGCACCAAAGGTTGATGATGCAGCACGTCTTGCCATTGAGGGCAACGGGCAACAGCAGCAGGGTCAACAGCCGAACCAGCAACCAACCAATACACCGAGCGATGAACAGGCTCAAAACATTGCCAATGAGGCGGGGCTTGATGTCGAGGCAATCGAAAATCACTGGCTGGAACATGGCAGCGTACCAGAGGCAGAACTGGCGAAGCTGGCAAAGGTTGGTATTACAAAAGAGATGGCTGAGGACTATATTGCCTATCGCCAGTCACAGGCCGAGAGCGCCCAGAATGACCTGATTACGCAAGTTGGCGGGAATGAGAGCTTTGCGGCTATGTCACAATGGGCAGCAACGGCTTGGGATGCTGAGCAATTGGCAGCTTACAATGCGGCTGTTGACAGTGGCGACAAGGGGCAGATTCAGTTGGCACTTAAGGCGTTGAAGGCTGAGTATGCCGCTGCCAATCCACCTAGTCCAGCAAAGCCAAAGCTGGTCAATGCACCCAATCATGCCGGTGGTGGGGTACAGGCTTACCAGAGTCTGGCCGAGGCACAACGCGACTTTAGCAATCCGCTCTACCATCAGGACCCTGCTTTCCGTGCGCAGGTTGAACGGCGACTTGCTGTTTCCAACGTGATCTAGTTGCTTATGCGCAAAATAGATGAGATCATCATCCATTGCGCTGCCACTCCTGAGAACAAACCCTTCACTGCAAAAGACATTATGAGATGGCACAAGGAGCGAGGCTTTCGCACCATTGGCTATCACTATGTCGTGTTGCTTGATGGCACGGTTGAGACTGGCCGCCCTATAGCAGAAGTGGGGGCGCATTGCCAAGGCCATAATGGCAGGTCTATTGGCATTTGCTATATTGGCGGGGTGGACGGGAAAGGCAAGGCTAAGGATACCAGAACGCCAGCACAGAAAGAAGCCTTACTGGCTTTATGCAAGAAGCTGCTGGCTCACTATCCTTCCATCCAAAAAATCAGCGGTCATAACCAATATGCCAACAAGGCTTGCCCGTCTTTCGATGTGCGCAAGGACACGTTGGGGCAAATGGTATGAAACCCCGCAAAAGATCAACACGCCGGACTTCCAAGCTGGCTCTCGGTATTAATACAGGGCTGGCTTGGGGGCTAGCTTTTTATTCACTTTACACAGGTCAAGGGGCGGCGGCGGTCGGCTGTTGTCTTGCACTGATCGGGGGCTTGTATGGCTCCTATGTCGGTGTTGGGCATCTCGACTATCGCCGTTTCTTGTCCTGCCTGAACGAAGAAGAGGAGAGCGATCATTTCTCTAAAGACGATAATCATCTTGCTGACCGCATCGGCTTTTGGCTTGAGCCTGATAGTGACGATGTGGACGCAGAACCAGAAGACAAGGCTCAAAGCCGAACTGGCAAGCCAACAGTTCCTCACCAATCAGTACAAGGCACTGGCCGAACACCGCGACAAACAGATCAATGAGCTTCACCTGCTCATCTCTTCCCACAATAAACGGGTGGCGGATGACGAGGCAAAGCTAGAGAACTTTCACAAACAACAGGAGGCACTCAATTATTACACTGAAACTAAGATGCTTGGGGCTCACGATGTGTGTCTTGAGCTTGGCGATGTTGAGCGGCTGCGCGGGGCGTGGGACGCCTTCACCAATCCCGATCCCCGTTGAACGGCCACTTCCCCCCTTACCGGCAGATGTAACAAGCTGCTTCCATACGTTAACCCCCGCTCCTCTTTCTGACAGGCCAATGACAAAGGCGGAAGTGATCCGTCTTCTCACGGCTTTGAGGAAATCGGAGCTAACAAAATCGGCATGTGGCAAGCGCCTGATTGCCTTCTATACTCAAATTTTAAATCAACAAAATCTTTATAAAGGAGATCAAAATATATGAGCAATTTTAATGTAAATAGATCGGGTCAAAATAATCTAGCCGGTGGTGATCGGGACCTCTATCTAAAAATCTTTTCTGGTGAGGTGCTGGCTGCTTTTAATTCTGAATGCAAGTATCAGGATAAGCAGTTGGTGCGCAACATCAGCCATGGCAAGTCGGCACAGTTTCCGGTGATGGGGCGCATCAAGGCCGAGTATCATACCCCAGGTGCTGAGCTTTTGGGCCTCAAAATGGCGCATTCCGAGCGCGTCATCACCATTGATGATCTGCTGGTTTCGCACGTCTCTATTCCCAATATTGATGAGGCGATGAATCATTATGACGTGCGCAGCCAGTATTCGCGCCAGATGGGTCATGTGCTGGCTAAAGCCTATGACACCAATGTCGCCCGTGTTGCTCTTCTGGCTGCCCGTTCTGGCCCGACCATCACTGGTGAGCAGGGCGGATCGGTGATCAATGGTGGTGCCAATGTTGCCACCGATGCCG